CCCTCAAGAACGAATTATCAACTAACAGCCAACCACATTCTCATTTCCCTAGGACTTTTAACATATCTTCAAGCTAATATTCGAAATGGCACATTTTTTATCAATGGATCTTATTGGCATGCTGTCAGACGTTTCTCCAGCACATGAACACTCTAAGCAGGGACAGCTCTATGAAACAGGAGTGAATTATGCACTAAATTTTGAAAAGAAGTGGGATGGTCATCAATTCACTTTCTCATGTGATGGTCCCGAGAACATCTTTGATGGATTTAGGAAGGTTTTGAGGGAGACAGACGAGATCTTCAAGAAGATCAGACATGAGTTGACTGCAAGCATGGCGGCCAAAGATACAGATGTGAAGCTGTGGAAAATTGATCCCAACTATGTCAAAGAGAATCACAAAGACTGGCATAACATGAGTCCTGATGGATGGTTACCTGAAACTAGAGATGTGATAGAGTTGGGGACCAAGGCGAGTTCAGATCCCAACGGACTTTTTAGAGACTTCGACTGGAAGATTGCCAAATACTCTAATTATTTGGAAGTCTGTGAAGTGAGACATTTCTTTGCAGTGGTGGTTGGCCCCAACTCGATTGTAAGCAATCTACCCTTAACCCAAACTCAAGTGGACATTCTGACAGCTAGATGCAGATTAGGACTGGCGATAGAAGCTAGCATTATTGACACTCTGGGCTACAGTCCTTTCACAGACGGAGAGGACACAAATGAGAAGTTCGAAATTGTTGAAAACATCTTCAAGAATTTCCCTAAGACCACGTTCTCTGACCCCGATTTCAACCGAGACCTCTGCAACATCGGATTGGTGGAGATGACTGAAGCCGAGACTAAAAGAGCTCAAGATCTGCTTCTCTCAAGTTTCCAGCAGACCAAGAATGCCGAGAGATCATCACCCAAGGAAGCAGTTGATTATTTGGGAAGGTTCACGGCTGAAAATAGCAGAAGGAAGGATGATTTGAAGAGAGTCTGCAATTTCCCTTTTGTGCTGGCTTACCGAGGAGAAGATGATCTGTACAATCAGTTGGAGGCTCCGTCTCTGGAGGAGATTTCTAGTCTGCCCACTGGACTCAGGGAAGTCTGGGGAGAATGCTTTGACAAAGAAGCTCACAAACCTCTGAATGATGACGAGAAGATTGAGGCTCTGGAATCTGAGAGGTTCGCCACAGATAGCAAGGAGAAACACAAAGTGAAGAGACATCACATGTTCTCACCGAAACTGAGTGAAGAAGCTAGAATAGCTCTGGCTTTGAGTGGGGTGTCGGCAAAGTCTATGAGTGGTAGAGATGAGATCAAGGACAAAAACGAGAGGAGTCACTTGAGTTTTCATCCTGATGCTGACACCAAAGACATTGATCTGTTTTTAAGGGGGGACACTTTGACTTCGGCCTACACCAACTTGAGATCAGATGAAATGATGCTCTTCAGGCTGTTGAACACTAGCAAAGAATTTGCAAGCGACAGAAATGAGAAGTTGAATTCAGTAGATGTGTTCATGAAATATGTCTACAGATCTGAGCTGGTTTGTTTTGCAGACTTGATTAGTTGCATCATGTCAGAAGTGGCCATCGTTAGTAAACACTACACAAAAGGAACTCAGTTTGCTTTCAGATACCTGAGATATTACAGAGTGGGACTGGTGGTCAAGAACACTGGAACTCACACATTCGTGTCTCTGTGTTATGAGAAGAATGCATGTCAAAAGATAGACACAGGAAGATTGGGTCCCACTCTGTACGAGACTGAAAGGTATATCTTTTCAGACTGGGCCAGCTTCGACGGAACTCACATAGAGCACTACATCAAAGCAGGTCCATTGATGGCTGCTGTCATGTGTCACATGATGAGCACCTGTGAGGTGGATGTCATTGACAGAGATGTGGATGTGTTCTTCAGCACCTTCCATAACACGGCTTATTGGGAGCAAGTCAAGATGTGTCTACTGGTGTTCCTGACAAATAAGGAAGACAGCGCCAATCTCTTGGTAGACCAAAGATATTTCTTCATGAACATACTGGATGCAGTCAATCCAGATCCTTACAGATTCGTGAAGAGACTGCCAGAAGTTCTGAGAAGCAGACTGACCTCTTTCTTAGTGACAAGATCTCTGGAAAACATGGAGTATTATGCAGTCAATGGAGTGAAGAGAAGAGTGGATAAGAATGTGGGAAAGGGCAGTCCAATTGACTTCATGAACTTGAGATCTATAACTTGCTCAAGAGCCATGCCGTTCAGCATGATCTTGGATTCCTTTTATTTTGGATACATGAATTCCAGAGACAAAGCGACAACAGCTCAGAATGCATACAAGATCTGCAAGAAACTGTTTGCGGAGGAGTTTAAATACCTCAAGAATCGAGAGGCAGGAGTAAGAATCATGCAAGACAACGACACACCTGTTCATCACTCTTCCAGCATTCCTGTGATGAAGATGATGCTAGTGATATTCGAGAAGATCATGAAGAAGAAAATTGGCCCTAACCACAGAGAGATGACCAAGAGAGAAATTCTGATGAAGCTCTCAAGGCTGAATTTTTCAGACTTGGCGACCTTGAAAGCGACTGCGAGACCCGACAAGGGATCCATGGACAACACAGGAAAACTGGACAAGGAAATGTCATTCAGGGAGATCAAGAAAGACATCAGAGAAGAGAGAGCAGACAAAGTCAGATCTAGACCCAAGGTTCTAGAAGAAATTTCAGAGATATCTGAAGAATATGAAAGGACCACTGGGAATAAACTCTCTCACATCATGGAGCTGGCTCCTTGGGTGATGAGAAGACTGGAAGAGAAGGGTTACTTCAACAGCGATCTAGTGGCGAAAGCTCAGTTGGGGATTCGAGAGATACACATCCTTGAGATCTCTGCAAGAATTCTGCAGTACATTATAGAAACAATATCAAGAGTGGTGTGCAATCACTTCCAATCCGAGACATTGACTCATCCGAATGTGAAAGACACATTTGTGAAAGCTCACTACAATAAAGCAGGAGTGACATTCACTGAATTCATCACTCTAAGCACCTCAGGTGACAAAAGAACCTGGTGTCAAGGACATCATGCCATAAGATTCGCTGCACTCCTGACATCAGCAACTCATGAGACATTTCACGAATTCATTTACTCTGTTCTTAGCTTGTGGATACGGAAGAAGATCTCGTTGCCTCCTGATCTCATCGCTCTGTTCTTAGCCAATCAGAACACTAAGTCTGGCGACCCAGTGTTTGAGGAGATCCGCAAGAGATTCTTTGAAGGGACTGCTCCATTCGTGGAGAAGGGAGGAGATTTGGTGGAAATTAAAAGCGGCATGTTTCAAGGCATATTGCATGCGACTTCCAGCTTATATCACACTTGGATCCAAGAGGTGAGTGAGGAGCTTGAGAAGAACATGTATGAGAAAATGGCAGGAGAGAAACTGATTGTGACTAGTAAGCAAGGAAGTGATGACTACATCATAATGTACAGTGTCCAAGGAACCGAAGAGATGAAGCACAAAATGCAGATGGTGTACAGACTCGGAAGGTTTAGATCCATCATTGCCAATTTTGTCGGAGTCACTGATTCAGACAAGACTGCCCATTGTGTTATGGATCTGGCCGAGTACAATTCTGAATGGTTTGAAAGAACAGTTTCAAGGAAACCAACAATCAAATGGATCATTGCCAGCATGGGATTCACCTTGACGGAGAACTTCATCACCAGATTAAGACAAATGTCCAACAATCTGACTCAGGCTCTGGAAGGAGGAGCCTCAATATTCGAGTGCGCCTTGGTGCAGTTGTGTCAGGCTTGGTTGCATTACAAGGTTGTGGGGATGGACTCGCAGTATCATTTCAGAAGCTTCTGTGACAAACTGATCAAAATGCCAGATCCATCTGTGGGATTCTTTCCTCTGGATCCAGATCTCACCTGTGGAATCACAGGGTTGGATTTCTCTCTCTACCTCCTTGCGAAGAGAACCAAGCTGGGATCCAGAATCGTAAATCTAGAACTGATGGCCGGAGCTGACGAGGTGGAGTTCAACAAGAGAAGTGGAAAGAGACTGGGAGAAGATTTGAGAAGACATGTGGTTCGCTTCAACAAGACCCATAATTGGAAGAAGGTTGTGGACAGATCAGAGTTGCCCTCGCTTGAAGAATGCATAGACTTTTTCGACAATAATCCAGAGCTGGCTTTTGGAACAAAATCAACTTGGGAGGATGACAAAATGGCCTTGGCATTGAAACTACATTCGCCGGGAGTCAGAGCATCCATGTCCGGTCAACAACCTCTGCTAAGACTCATTGTAGCCAGCGCTTACATCTTAAACAGACCTTGTTTCACCGATGTGACCACAGGGAACAAGAAAACTCTATTTCAAATAATGAAAGAGAAGGAAGATTTAGATGACAGCACAGTAACTTTAGAAAAACTGGACGAGGTGTTTCCTCTGCGTGACGAGTATGAGAGCTTCATTGATTTCATCACTGAATTGAATCAGACCATGATATTCACGAGAGAAGAGATGAGCAAGAGAAGCAAAGTGAAGTTGGAAGTGTTTCACAATCCTCTAGCTGATGAGCATCCTTTGGTGGCTTTGTGTAGCAGGCAGTGGTTCAACAAGAGAGGAGCTGTTAAGGCAGGAAAAGGACATTTTGATGAGTTGTGGAAGGAGGCCAAGAAAAGATATAAGTTCATCAGAGATACTCTAGCTGAAACCAGAGAGCACACCGGGCTCAGTGTCATTCACTTGAAACATTTCCTGGAAGGGATCTCAACCAAGAGTAGAACCTTGAAACTCTCAGACACGGCAGCAAAAGGGTCATCCATCAAAGGCACAGTGACCAGAATGTTCTGGACCGGAATCAAGCTCAGGACAGGGGCAGACACCATCTCCTATGACGAATTGGATCAGACTCGTGCTCATATCTTTGGGATCATCAACTATTTCTACACTCAGCAGTCGGGGACCAACAGAATTAGAGATTTGTTGAAAAAGTGTGAAACTTTGAAAAGGCCCTGGTCAGATATTCCTCATCATGCCAGACCTATGAAAATCATGAGAGACTGGGCATCTGGAGAGGTTTCCAAAGAAATCCTTCTGGAATACATGAGGGTCAATCGAGGTGGTGTAGTAGGATTCTTTAGCAAACCCCAAGGATATGATCGCAAAAACAGGAAACACTATGGTTCAGGAGAGTGGAGAGGACTAATTGGGAGTGTGTCAGTGATCATTTATCTGGAAGGGAACAAAGCCACCAAGATGATAGTGGATTCAGTCATTGAGCTGGACTTCTTCTCAGCCAGTCTCAAGAATTTGATGATGGAAATGAAAGTAGAACCTGATGGACCAGAGATGAGTCCCACTGGGTTGTATTTCACAACCAAGGAAGGGTTAAAGACTCAATCAGGTAAACCAGGATCTTCCATACCGGTGACCATTCTAAAATCATTGAAAATCTCTATCTTTGAAGGGGTGAAGAAGGAGAACTGGACACTGGAGTTCAATCAGTACAGCCTGAAACTTATTTATCAGATGCCGGGCAGAAACATGACTTTGCTGCAAGACAGATATACCAGACGTGAATGGGTTAAGGAGACTCCTTACTTGATGGAAGACCCCATGTTTGAAAGTTTCTTGAAAGGGAAAGCCTTGTCCACTCAAGCTTGGGATTCTTGGGCCAGAAGAATCTTCAATTGGTATCCAGAAAGGAAGGAACTCATGAGGCACATTCACAGATCAAACAGACACAGAGAAATTTCAGACTGGGATCTTGAGAAACTCAAAATGATGATGTCTAATTTCTGGGACAGATCTGAGGCAGGCGAGAGAGAAAGGGCTGAAGAATACATAACTACCAGGAGTTATTACAGAGACATGGCCAGTATTTCAGATGCAGACGTTGATCTGTTCTTGGAGGGTATTTATGATGAAGGGATGAGCAAGACAATCACTCTGGAGAATCTGAATCCAGTAGTTGATATTGGCATGGAGGGATTTGAGACTTCCGAAGGTTTAGCGATGGAGGCTGCTGCTCAAGCTCTCTTAGGTTCTGAGATCAATAATGAAGAATTCATTGACATGTATAAGGAGACGATTAGTGGGATGCCCAGAACGAACAGATTCTTTGAGTTGCTCTTTGAGAGATACGCTGAAGAAGTCGACAATGTTGACATCAAGAACATCCTGTATGAAGAATGTTGTTTTGAGGGGATGCTTGGCAGAATAACCACTCTGGTGAGAGGCATTGAGTCAGAGATTGATGAACTGGATAATTCCTATCCTTTATCGGCCTCACAAGCTATGTCGACCACCTCGACGGACATGGGCACCAATGTTTCTTATAAGAGACTACAGGAAACAGTTGCTGACCTCAGAGATTCCATTCCTTTCACTAAAGGAGCTGCCAGGGATGTCCTCACTGACAGATTGAGGAAAGTGGAAATGAGGATGCGAGTTGTTGAGAAAGAGTTGATGGGAGTGGAACTAGGACCCGAGCTGCTTGAGACCATCCCTTTGTGGAAATTCCTATTTGCTCTCTTTAACTGCATGCACAATGATGGTTTCAGAAAGAACCCTGATGATCTTCCGAAATATGAACATGGAGAAGCTGAGGATATTGCAGATCAAGTGTTTATGCTATCCATTTTGCACTTCATGAGATCTCAGATTATGGAATTTGTGGCTGCAGGAGAAATGGACAGTGAAATGAAGGACAGGCTGTACAGCAAATTGAGATTTGAGAGTCATTTGTCTCCTGATGTTTTGGATCTGTGTTCTAGAGTCTTTGACAGCAGCTACAGGCTGAAGAGTGGAGAAAAAGTGTTTTATGTTTCTTCTCCTGGAACTGAAATCTCGGAAGAAGCAGGAGTTCACTATGAAGTAGATGTGGATGAAAGAGATTATTATTTCCTAAGGCTTTCTGAGATGTAATTGATACGTCGTCTGGACGAGGTGAAATGTGCGATTCTGGTTGTGGATGATGGTTGAACTTGAG